TGGCCGCCCCTGTTGGTGCCGCTCATCACGCCACCTCAATAACCGTCACCATCTCGGGCTCGAGCCAGTTCATTGCCTGTGTAGCTACTTATGTCGGAGTAACCGGCTTCGGCAACATCCAGGGAAGCAACGGGTCACTAGGCAGTCCCACCTTTACCATTTCGTTGAACTTGCAGGAACCCGATAACGTCATGGTTTCCGGCATAAGTATGCGGGGAACTTTTACCGCTGCTCCTACCATTAGCCCCGGTACGCAGCTGGTGGCAGCTGTTACCGGCGCTACTGCTGCCGTAACTCTGAGGTTGTGCGAGAACACTCAGGCGGCAATCGGTTCGATCAGTTGTGGAATAACCGCCGGTACCGGCTACACCTTCTTTGGTATAGCAATTGAACTGCGTGGCGGCGCTACCGGACCTGGCGGCGGGCCGTCTGCAGGTGGGTTCCCTCGTGTAGTTAAGACTATGACGCAGGCATTTAATGCCGCCGCATCCATTCCTCTGACCAGCCTGTGCAGCGGAACGGATTGTCCGGCAGGACTCTACCGCATCAGTAAATATCTGACCGTTGCGACTCCCTGCACCAGCGGCGGCAGCATAAATATTACTTATCAGTATACCGATACGGTGGGACCGCAGACTGTCAACCTGATGGCTTCGGCTATGACCCTGGGTTATCTGAACACTGCCGGGGGATACTCGCAGGTTTTTTACTCGACCGGAGCGGTCCAGAGTTACCAGACCCAGAACGTAAACTGCACCACCGGCACCGCGGCGGGAACCATTTATTTCATTCTTGAGCGTTTAGAGTGAGAGCCTATTTGGCAATATTTATCTTTTTGACGAGTGCATCCGCGCAATGGACCGCAACAGGTCATTCCGCGTCTCACGGAACTGGCGTCCTCAAGACTAACGTTTCAGTCGCTCCTATCGTAGTTACTATTTCTCCTACCTATGTTGCGGTCGCTCCCGGTGCAACTCAGCAGTTCAATTCGACTGTTACCGGCAGCGCGAACACCGCGGTAAATTGGACGGCTTCGCCGGGTTCGATTTCCTCCAGCGGACTTTACACCGCGCCTGCCGGGACCGGCACCGCAAGCGTAACCACCACCAGCGCCGCTGATCCAACCAAGTCGGCCAGCGCGGTGGTAAGCATTCAAAATGCGGCGACAGGTATGCCCTGGGCGGGCATCCTGGCTAATGGCCGGGCCAGGGACTGGTCAACCGCAGGCATACCGGGCGGGATTCCCCATTACACCGCGGCTTGCCAGACGGTATCGCCTACCGGCTTCGGTATATGGCAGGCCAACACCGCTTATGCCCAGGGCGCAGGAATTCAAATCGGTGCGGGCGGTCCTGACACCATGATTGCTACCACTGGCGGCACAACCGGGGCTACGCAGCCATCAGGCTGGCCGCCTGCCGTAGGAGCGACCATACAGGACGGTTCGGTTACTTGGACACGTCAAGCAAACGGCAGCGATGCCTTTAATATCAGTACGGCGCTGGCACAGTGCGGCAACCAGGCTACCGGGCAGGTGGTTCAGCTCGAAACTGGGACTTATACCGCAACCGGCTCGATTGATTATGGTGCGCGTTCGCGTGTGGTGCTGCGTGGCGCTGGTCCGAAAACTACCAAGGTGATTATCACCGCCTTAGGCAATTGTGGCAACTGTGCCGTCTCTATGCGCCCCGCTGCGATAACTGGGAGTCAGTATACCGGCACAGGACGGCTCGGAGGTTCTGCCCTGTGGGCAGGCACCAGCGCGCTCGGCACTTACAACATAGGCGACACGCGAATCATTGTTGGCCCTAATAATTTTAACGGGGCTGCCTGGGACCGGGTTCCGTCCACTCTAACCCCATCTGGACCGGGACCGGGTGCGTTGATTTTCCTCGATCAACGCGACGACCAAATTGGCATCTGTCCGGTAAATGCCAGTGGCGTGCCTAATGGAACCGGCCCGAATTGTGCTCCCGGTGGCACGCCGGTCTATGGACTTACTGAAAGTGGAACCACGGTAACAGTTACCACCAGCCTGCCGCATGGCTTTCAAGTAGGGCAATGTGTAGGCATAGGAACTGGTGGAGGTGCCTACAACAGTTTATTTCAGAACAATGGCGGGGCGACCTGTGGAGGAATGAGGGGATGGCTTGCAATCACTGCTGTGCCCAGTTCGACCACGTTTCAATATACGGCTTATCAATCCGGCTTGGCTGATTCGGGCGGCGGATTTGTGACTTGGGATACGGGCGGCTGGGAGTCTTCTAAAACTACAGCCGCAACCGTTGGCGAAGGAGCTAACCGCAGTCGCTCGTGTGCAACCGGCGTCTCTAGTGATCCCAACGCTTCCGCGCCGGGCACCGCGCCTAATCCAAATCCTGCCTGCCAGCCAGGTGAGATCAGTTTTCGTACTTGGACCGAAACCAAACTGGTTACTGCCGTAACACCGGGCGGCAGCGGCACCTGCCCGGCAAATTATACCTGCTACGACATTGATCCCCCGATTGAAAGACCAAATTGGCGGACTTCGCAGGCTCCCGGCGTGTGGTGGGGAGGGGTGCAGAACACAAACGACGGCATCGAGGATATGACCCTGGAGTTTGCCGATCCGGTATCCAGTGGGAACTTTGGCATCAGGATGCAGCTTTGCTTATGGTGCTGGGTGAAAAATGTTCGTGGTATCCATCCTAACCGCGCCGTAGTAAGGGCAGATTTATCGTTGCAGGATAGCATTCGAGACAATTATTTCTTCGGCACTAAAGGCGGTGCCTCGCAAAGCTACATGGTGGAATTGTCGAACGGAGCAAATGACGTACTGGTAGAGAACAACATCTTTCAAGCTGGCGTTGCTGGCATGATGACTGGGCAGTCGCTTGGCTCGGTCTACGCTTATAACTATGCACTCGATTCCGCCGCTAGTAATCCTATGGGTGGGTTTTATACGATGTTCAATATAAACCACTCGGGAGCCGAGTTTATGCTGGCAGAGAGCAACAACACTCCCGGCATAACTTCCGACCATACCCATGCCACGGGAAGCGCGCTTACCATGTTCCGCAACCGTGGCCGTGGTTTCGATTATCCTGCGAAGAATGTGAACAGCTCCAATGTTCTGGGGCTGCAGGCGTTTACTCGCGGGGTTAATTATATCGGGAATATTTGGGGAAGTTCGGTACAGACTTTGTGGCAAGCCGGTGGCGGGGGCAACGACTTTCCGTCAATTTGGCGGACACCGGGGATTACTAATTTCATATTTGGACAACAAACCAACGCTTCCAATTTTATTGACCAACTAACACGCACTACTCAGATGCGCTGGGGTAATTATGACAGTGTGTCGCGGTTAACCCGCTGGTGTGGAGATTCTTCCAGTCCTAACTGGAACCCGGTTTGTTATGGAGTTCTTACCGCCACTGTCGGAGGTGGATTTACAACTTCTTCTGGCACTGCTGGTACCGTGTGTACTCTGACTTTTGACTCGAATGGTGGGGTTGCAGCCAGGGGCTGGTTTCCCTCGCCCGGTGTTGGTACGGTTGCAACTGGTACAGCGATTACTATGTCGGTTGGTGGCACTGGCTATACCAGTGCACCTACTACGGCTTACATGACTGGTTGCGGCTCTGGAACCAGAAATGTAACCACTACCATTGGCCCCAATCCCTCAGAAGTTCCCACCATCGGGGTTTACATGATTCCCGGTAATCCTGTGCCTGCTTCGACTGCGCTGCCACCATCGTTTTATCTGCCCGGTCAACCTCCGTTCTGGTCTACGCCTTACGGTACACCTCCTTTTCCAGCCATTGGGCCGGATATTCAGGCTACAGGGCCACTGAATGCAACTTGCACGGGCTCGCCTACGGCTTGTGATGGAATCAACAACATGTCTTATCAGATTCCGTCTCAAATCTGCTTCAACCATATGACCATTGACCCAGGCTACCAGCAGTCTGCTCCTATAACTAATCTGGTTTGGGCATCGTCTGGTCTGTCCGGCTGGGGTGGAGGCTTTGCGACGGTAACTGCCAACAACACGGTAATCAATGGCAAGACAATCACTATAACCGGGGCTCAGCCTGCTGGCTACAACGGCACCTTTCAGTCTGAGCAGCGGAATGCAACTTCTTTGCAGTATCGTCTGCCTGCTCCCGATCCAGGCGCATGGGTTTCCGGCACCGGGACGCTGACCTGGGTAAACATTGGACTCTTTGATGGACGGGATTGTTACCCAAATGATTTTGTGCCGCTGGCAGCAAGAGCAAGGCAACCCAGGAAGAAGAAGTGATGCAGCAGTTCAAGACCATCTCGCTCGACACCATTACCAACGAGGAGACGCATCTGCGCCTGATGCGCTTGAACTGCCTGGGCTCGCTCTTCTATTTCATCCGTACCGCGCTCAGGCGGCGGCGTTTGACCGCGGCGCTGCATCTGCCTCTGTGCCAGTCGTTCGAGCGCTGGCACATTAAAGACCTGGTGGAAATTCCCCGGGACCACTTTAAGAGCACCTGCGCCTCGGAAGGCCTGGTGATGTGGCGGGCGCTGCCCTTCGGCACGCAGGATGAGGACGACTTCTACGCTCAGGGTTACAGCGAGGAGTTTATCCGCTGGATGTATCACGCCCACAACCCCGATGTTCGTAACATGCTCGTGAGCGCCAACCTGACGAACGCAATCAAGCTGGGCAAAAAAGTGCGCTGGCATTACGAATCTAATTCCATCTATAGAGCGCTCTTTCCCGAAACTTTGCCGGATACCAGTTGCACCTGGGGCGACCGCTCGTTGCACATCAAACGCCCTCGAGGTTCTGTAGGCGGGGCGCACGGTGAGGGTACCTATGACTTTTATGGTGTCGGTAATGCGGTGCAAAGCGCGCACTATACCGGCATCGTCATACAGGACGATTTAATCGGGATCAAAGAGGCTGAGAGCCAGCAGCTGATGGAGAAGGCTATTGACTACCATCAGTTGCTAGTCGGAATATTTGATTCCGAAGATCCACGCCATGAGCTTGACGAACTCATTATCGGTAACAGATGGGGCTATTTCGATCTTAATTCTCATGTGCGTGAGCATGAGCCCGAATTTAGGATCGAGTCTCATTCGGCCCTTGGAGGATGTTGCAGTGCCCATCCGCCGGATGTTCCCATCTTTCCTGAAGAGTTCTCCTTTGAAAAGCTCTTAGCTCGCCAGCGCCGGTTAGGGAATTACAAATTCAGCTGCCAGTTTTTAAATAATCCCAGCGCGCCGGAAGATGCGGACTTCAAGATTCAGTGGCTGCAGTGGTTCAAGCTGGAGTGGCTCTCGTCTGGGCGCTTCAAGCTCATCCGCGAAGTTGCAGACGGTGAAGTATACGAAGACGTGCGCCAGTCTGCGCTCAATCTCTGCATGGTGGTTGATCCGAATCACAGCGGCAACCAGGGTCAGGGCCGCTGCCGCCATGCCATCCTGGTTATCGGCGTTGACCAGGAACGCAACTGGTATCTCCTCGACAGCTGGGCGCAGGCCGCGAGCTACGACACGTTCTACAACAAGATTTTCGAGATCGCGCAGAAGTTCAAGCTATCAAAAGTCGGCGTTGAAACCGTGGCGGCGCAGAAGTACGTCAAGCACCATATCGAGTACATGTGTGCCGATAAGAATTACTCGCTGCGGATTCAGGAGCTGAAAGGCGAAGTTGACCTCGGCGGCGGGGAGATCTCGAGACGCAAGGAATTCAGAATCAGAAACGTTCTCAGTCCCATCGCCGAAACAAAACGCCTCTGGGTGCAGCGCTCGCAGATGGACTTTGTAGCCGAATATCAGACGTTTCCCAACGGACGCTACAAGGATCAGCTGGACGCTTTCGCTTACGCTCCGCAGTGTGTCGAGTCGCCGATAGACGATGAGACTTACATGGAGCTGCTGGCCGCAAACAAAGATGGCATGGCTCGGGTCAATTCGCCCTATGCCTTCGGCTACGGTTCGTCTTCCGGTCCAATGGCCACCTCGGTGTGGCGGAATTAAAGGAGAGGTTATGCCGAGATCGCAGGAGAAAGATCCCAGCAAGAATATTGCAAGACAGATGCGTGCAGGCTATCCGCGCAGGCAGGCGATAGCGATAGGACTCGCGGAAGCGCGCCGCGCCGGAACCAGAATCCCGAAGAAGAAGGCAAAGAAGAAAAGTGGCCGTTAATCTCATCCCGTTCAAGCCGGTCGCGGGCTCGGAGTCCGAGCACCGCTTCAAGATGTATGTAAAAGACCGTGTGGAGTCGATCCGCCGCGGCCTCGACAAGCTGCACGGCATGGACGGGATTATCAAGTATCGCAAAGCCTACGAAGCGCAACCGGCCAACCCGCAACGGGATTTTCCCTGGCAGAATGCCTCAAATCTGGTGGTGCCGATTATCGCGATTCACTCGGACACCCTGCTGGCCAGAGCGATGGCTTCAGTCTTCAAAACTAAGCCTATGTGGGTGTCGCGAATGCTGGGGAACTTCGTGAAGCTTGCGCCGCCTGGCGTAACTGACGCGCTCGAGGAGTTTCTGCAGTGGGCGGCGCTCGAGCCTGACGAGCTGAATTTGTACCAGGAATACGAAGGCTTTTTCGGCGAGATTATCCGCCTGGGCACTAGCGTGATGAAATGCTCGTGGGTGCATGAGGTGGAAGATTACCTCGAGCCTGCCGGGGATCGCCTGGAGTGGCAGCGCCGAGTTGTGTACAACGGCCCGCGCCCGCGCAAGCTGAGGTTTGAGAATTTTAAGTGCCCGGTGAATGTTGGCACCATACAGGAAATGGACTTTCTCTACGACGTTTCCCAGATGACGCGCTTCGATCTCGAGGAGCGGGCTTACCGCGGCGTCTACGACCGGGCCGCGGTTGAGCGCATTCTGGACCGCCCTGATAGAACCTCGAACACCAGCCAGGTGCAATCGCAAAAAGAGCAGGATGCCAAGGTCAAGACTATTCCCGGTTACGGCTTTGCCGAGTGGGACATCTGCGAATGCCATTTTAAATATCGTGTCGATACCTCGCACTTTGCGCGAATCATCTGCACTTACCACGAGAAGACCGAAGAGGTGTTGCGCTCTTACTACCATTACTATCCGACTGACATTTATGTAAGCGGGAGGTTGTTTTTCAGAGATGACATGTTCCACGGGCGCGGGTTTGCCGAGATGCTGCTTCCCTTCCAGGAAGAGGTGAGTACCATCCACAACCAGCGCCGGGACAATATGACGATAGCCAATCTCAAAATGTATGTGGTTGATCCCAATTCGCCGCTGACTAAAGGCTTCAGGATTTATCCTGGCGCGATGATTCCCGCGAAGATGATACAAGGCCAGCCGGAAATCTCGCCGCTCGAGATGGGCGTGCCGGTGCAGGGCGAGATTGATTCGGAGCGGTTAACGCTCGACTTGGCGGAACGGCTTAGCGGTGTATCGCCGCCTATGCAGGGTTTCGGAGCTGGGACCCAGACAAAGCGCGGCGTGTACACCGCTATGGGCACGTTGAGCTTGCTCCAAGAGGGCAATACCAGGACCGATTTAAATATCTCGGATATCCGCTTCGCGCACACCAAACTGGGCCGCCTGCTCTGCCTCGAGTACGGCGCATTCGGCGCAGGCGAAGAACGGCTCGCGAAGTTTGGCGAGCTGGCGGACAAGATTCAAATCGGCTTGCAGGCTATCGCAGACGGTCAGATGGCGTTGCCGGTCTACCCGTCTACTGCCTCAATCAATAGAGAGGTAGAGAAGCAGAGCGACCTGATGTTGCAGGGCGTGATGGACCGCTACCGCCAGGGGATCATGACCTTACTTAGCCAGATTCCCATGATGCCGGAACACGTCCAGCCCCAGGGACTGAAAGAACTCGAAGCGGCCAATTTAATGATGCAGCAGATTTTGAGGCATTTCGGGTACGACGAAGTAGACCGCTTGGCTCCCAAACCTGAAGTGCCCCAGGCTCAGCCAGGCGCAGGTGTTCCGGGTCAAGCACCGCAACCTGGGGCACCTCAGATGGGGCCGCCTGCTGGTGGTCCGCAGGGCGCGCCGGGGGCGCAGCCGATGATGCCCCCCGCGATGGGAGGAGTTGAGTTTGCCGGGATACCGGGCGCGATTGGTGGCAGGCCGCAATGAGTTTGTTTGACGACCAGGAGATAGCGAAGTGGTTTCGCGCCATGCCGCCCACGTTCTGGGAATGGCTGGAGCAGGCGGACTCGGACAACATAGCAAAACTGTGTTGGGCGACTGACATGTTAACGGTGGGCCGCTTCCAGGGAAAGCTCGAGATCCTGGCAACGCTCAAGCAGTTAAGAAAGGAATCGTAAATATGGTGTTCTGGAATCGTGAAGCCTTACCCGCGGAATTGAGAGACAAAAAGCCGGAAGAGATTGCCGCGGCCTTGAAGAAGCTCGAGGAATACGAAACCAAGTCGAAAGAATGGGACACGGCGAAAGCTGACCTGGAATCGAAACTCACTGCTCAAGGCACCGAGTTTGAGCAAGTACGAAACCGGCTGCAAGAGATGGAGCAAGGCATTCAAGCCTATAGCCAGCAGCAGCAGGCGCAGGCGCAACCGACTGACGCGCAAGGTACAAACATCTGGAATGATCCAGAAAAATACATTGACCAGAAGATGCAACAGCAGATGCAACTACGTGATGCAATGACGGTTGCTAATGGCAGAGGTATGGCTCGCTTGAATTTGCTGGAGTCGCTCTCGCCTCGTGACAAGAAGATTTTTAACAAATACAGCAAAGAAATCGAGCAGACCGTTAATGCTTACCAGCCGGGTTTGCAAACTCTTCCGCAGAACTGGTTTGTCGCATTCAATTACGTGAAAGGTCTGCACGAGCAGGAGTTGGGCAAGATGGAAGCCGATTCGACGCCCTTCTTTGCCGAGCCGGGATCTCGCGGAGCGCAGCCGGAAGCGCCGCCCGAAGACAAGCTCACGCCGGAAGAAGAAGACATTTGCAACCGCTTTCACTGGGACAAGAAAGGCTATCTCGAACGCCGCAAGCAAATGACCGTACATCAAGCTGAGAAAGGCGCATTCGCCCGGTATCCGGTGCCTATGCGGGATATGAGTGACCGCCGATGAAACCACAACCACAAAAAGAGAAGGAATTCGAAGTGCCGGTGATGACCAATCAAACCATCCTCGAGACGCCCCCGCCGCGGCCCATGCGAGCGCCACCGGAGGAGTTTGCCGAAGACATTGTTGCGATGCCGCTGACCTTGCCGGAGTTTGCCAACAATATCCAGCCCTATCTGG